TCGAGATGTTCAGAGCTGGTCCTCAGATCAGCTCCACTGGACAGAAATTGATGTTTACTGAGGAAGATTTAGATCAGGTTGTCGGAACTTATTCTCCAGAGCAGCACGAGGCTCCTCTGATTATCGGCCATGATCAAACTGATTCTACCCCCTCGTTAGGATGGGTAAAAGATCTTTGGAGAAAAGGTAAAAAGCTTTGGGGTAAGGTTGAACTTACCCCTAAAGCAGAACAGCTAATTAAAGACGGAGTGTTTAAGAAAGTGAGTAGCTCTTTCTACTTACCTGAGGCGGAAACAAATCCCCACCCCGGCAAATTGGCACTCCGCCACCTCGGATTAGTCTCTGTTCCGGCCGTAAAAGGCCTATCCGCTTTTTCTGAAGGTGAAAATAATGACGAAAGAATCATTGATTTAATGCCCCAACCTGGCAAAACTGTTATTTCGTTTAAAGAAGCCCTAGAAACAAACAACTCTACTATGACTAAGAAGAATAAAATTTCTGACGAAGTCAAAGAGGTCTCGGTAGATCAGAATGTTGATCATGCCGAGGGTTCTATGACCGTCAATATCAACATTGGTGGCGGAAAGCCTGCAGTTTATGATGACTCTGGTAACGAAGTTAGCGAGACCGGAGCCCCTGCTGACTACAAAATGGAGTACGCAGATGACGAAGAAGATATGTCTCCTGAGGCCTCTATGGAGGAAGAAGGTGACGATATGGGTCTAGAGGAAGATGGCGCCGATGAGGCTCCTGAAGCTTCTACCGAAGAAAAAGAGGAAGAGGCACCCGCCGAAGAAGGCATGGATGACCTAGAAGAAGAAGGCGAAGAGCCTGCTAAAGAGGAAGGCGAAGAAGATATCTCTGGCGAAATCGAAGATAACGACAAGAAAATTGCCTCTCTAGCTGCCGAGTACGACGAAGACGAGCTCTTCCAAGCACTGGCTCTCAAGAAACAAGCCGGCTCTATGATGGAGAAGGGTATGTCTTCTTATGGCGAAATGCCAGAAGGACTTAAAAAGCACATGGAAGAGAAAGAAGGGAAAAAAGAAGATGACGACGAGGAAAAGGAAGAAGCGGATCACGCTGAAGAAGTAGTTGATAACGCTAAAGAAAAAGAAGAGAAAAAAGAAGAGAAAGAAACCACCGAGGCTAACACTAACATGGCTGAGGAAGAGGACGAAGAGGACGAAGAGGACGAAAAGAAAGAATCTGATATAGCCGAAAAGGTTAAAGAAAAGAAGAAAGAAAAGTCAGCCGACCATGCTGAAGAAGCTGCACCTGTGGCTACTGAATCTCTAGACCATGGCGAACCCGCCATTGGAGATCAGAGTGTTGATAACCTCAACGCTCGCGTAGCCGAACTCGAGGAAGAGCTTAATAAGCAAAGAAAGCTTGCTCGCGAGAAAGAAATTTCTTCGTTTGCTGAAGGACTCTATGAGTCTGGTAAGCTCACAGAACAAGTCGTACCTAAGGGCGATCTCGTTCGCTTCATGGAGACTCTTAACCATAAGAACTCTGTGAATTTCTCAGAAACCGGAAAAGCATCTCAATTTGACTTCATGCGTGGAGTTCTTGATTCTTTGCCTTCTATGGTTTCGTTTGAAGAATTTGCAACACCATCCTCGGCCCCTAAAAAGTCGATGTCGGTTGAGCCTAATGCTTCTGGATACGCTTACGATCCAAACACGGCTAACGTTCACGCCGATGCATTATCTTATGCAGAAGAGAACGAATGTGACTACTTAACTGCTGTTAAGTTCGTCATTGCAAATAATAACTGAGGTAATTACTAATGGCATCTGACCCCCGCTATATGTCTTTTGACCATCAGTACGTTGAGACCGTGTCGACCAGCGCTACAATTGCTGCTCACCGTTTCGTTACTCGTGCTGGTGCATATCCCGCCGCTGACGGCGATTTCGCCGCTGGCGTTTCTGTTTTCGATGCTCCTGGCGCTGGACAACTCACCGCCAAGGGCTATCAAGTTGACGACGGCTCTAATGCCGTATATGAAGGTCAACTCAATCCATCCACTACACCTTCTAAGCCTGGAGTATTCCCCTATCAGGGCCTCCTTTCTATCGTAACCGAAGGTATTGCAATCGTTAAGGTTGACGCTGGTTCCAGTGCAATCGCCGTTGACGCTGCAGTATACGGTTCTGATTCTGGCGAAGCTCTCAATTCCGGTGGATCCGGTACTAATTTCATCCTTGGCCGCGCACTTGATGCAGCTACTGGATCCGGTACCGAGTTCATCAGAGTCAAGCTTGGTTCTGAAGGCGCTTCTTGATAACTGAAGGAGAATATTAATCATGATGAATCTAGATCAGGTACGCGTAATTGACCCCATTCTTACGCAACTCGCCCAAGGTTATAAGAACGCCGAAGGTGTAGCTACATTTTTTGGTCCC